AAAATCCATGAATTCGCCCGTTTCCATGTCCACTAGCATTGGCGTGTCACGCCACTTTTGTTGTACAAATTCATTGTACGCCATCAATTCTTGCCCATTGGGCTGACGTTGATACGGAAGCCATGTGAACTTGTCATCACGTTCCCAGCCGATTCTATAGCTGTCCCAGATTTCTTTCTTGTGTTTGGGTAACAACGACACGACTTGCTCAGGCGACAGATATTTACGTCGTAAAATGTAACCGCATGTTTCAAATGATAGATCACTCACATATGGGTCAGTGATAAAAGCTGAAAAAGGTGATCGCATTAATTTGATGTCGCCGTTTACGGGATCGTCTCGATAGTCCATCGAAATATCGCACAAATTCCAGCCTGTTTTTAATGCGCCACCGAAACAATCGGAAATCACTTGATAGCCGTTTGCGTAATTCATCGCATACAAAAGAAGCTGACTGAGTTGGTCGGCAGTTTTTTGATCTGAATTTTCCTGGGGTATTACAACGGAACTCAATCGATGCTTGCGTTGATAGCCTGTCAGCATGTTTATATTGCGACGGATTCTATTGAACACAAAAGCATTACGACCTTCTTGATACAGCTTTGTGCGTTCTGTTGCGTCCCATTGATCGCCCAAATAAAAGCGCATATCAATTTCAGCTTCAGCGTAGAACGGATTCCAAGCCGTGTAGGCTTCGTTATATCGAGTGTCAAATTCTTCTATGATGTTGCGATCAGTCATTGTTGCCTATGGTTTGGCACTTGATGTGTGCGACTGCTATTTGCTTTTGAATTTCTTCAACGCCTGCGATAAAACTGCCATTTTTCCGCCTTTACCAGCTTTTTCGGAGGCTTCAGGCATTTTCATGTCAGGCATTTCAGCTTTCATTGCTTTTTTGAGTAACTTTTTTTTAGACATTTCAACTCGTAGTAAAAAGTTTATGAATATACGTATAAAATAATGTGTAACACAGCATTGGGGTTACTGCGCAATGTAAATTTGCATGTATATACAAGATTTTTTTCAAGCGCCTATAAAGCAATTACTTAAAAAATGAAAACACTGGAAAAGCATTGAGAAAATATGAATTATTCTATACGATTGTATAAAAACTACGGAGGAATCGTGCAGATACACATTGCAGATAAAAATATGAAGAAGTTTTTCGAAAAACTTTTAGCTATCAAAGATTTTGTTAGTGACGAATTAATTAAAGCGGAAAACAGCTATGACAATGATAAAGTTATTAAATCACTGCGTGAAATTTACGACAAATTAGACGCAATTATAAAAAACGGGGACACAAATGAATAGACTTTTTTTACTCGCAGCAATTTGCATGGGCTCAATTTCAGCAAATGCATGTGTAACTTATTCGCCAGGGAATGGTACCTATACAGTCGATACTTCAGGTTGTGTCGAGCACGGCAACGGCAGTAGCAAGCCAGGACATAACAAGCCAGGCTGGTAAATCATTTGCCCACGATTTAATCTCTGTTAAATATGCACACGTGGGCATTTCTTTTTAAATTGGGAATAAATAATGTACGAATCAAGATTTCTAATAATTAATAAAGAAGAAATTTATAACATAGAGCTAATAGAAAGTATATAGAGCTAATAGAAAGTATTAGGTATACAAATTCACCGTAACCATAGCTTTTCCCCTGCGTCAAATAATAATGTTAAAAGGCGTTTTAAGGGGATTTTTCATGACAAAAAAAATCTCACACGCATTTAAGACATGTGAGAAAACGGAGGCTAGCTTATGATAAGTTCCATACAATCATTCATTTGCCATGACTAATCGTAGTCAGTGACACGTTAACAGAATCGATATTTATATGCAAAAAAAATGACAGAGATTTTTACGTCTCTGTCAAATAAGTTTTCTAGGGATTAAAGTCAAAAAAAAATGCATCGCTGCTAATGATGATGTCTGCAACAGCGCCGACACGATTAAATTATATATTAAAATTATCGGGCTTGCAAGAACTTCTGAAATACAAATATTCTATTACATCGCTTGTGTCATCTCTAGTTATCGTAACTTTAATATTGTCAAAAAAAAGTGGTGTGTTTCTGTCTGCCAGTATTTTTTTTGCAATATTTACGATTTTCACTAGATCGGAGTCTTCTTTCGGCGGAATAACACTATCTAGAATAGATGTTGCGTATATATGTTGCTGTCCGTAATATACATTGACATTAAAAGATTTAATTGGTTGTGATTTGTACATGTTATTTATTTCTTCGATAGTGCATCTGTTACCTATATCTCTCCAGAGTTATGATTTACAAAATACGATTCGCCAACGCGATTGTATGTGAAATTTAGATCATTTGCATGCGTAACTTCTACTCGTATATAATTATGCTCGTGTAAATTAGCTGCGTTCAATATTCCTCTAGCGATTGCTACGATGTGTGAAATCTGCGGACTCTGCGATGTCGGAAACGCCACAATTTCGCAACTCTAGTATTACATTAGCTTTTACGGATTGCTCACGAAATTTCTTATTTAACTTGTCAAGCTTAATTGTATTTACACGCACTCGTTGTGCAGCTACTTCAAATCCGCGACTAGACTTCTCTAGATCTATTAAAATAATGTTTATCATTGTTGATATTTCAACGATTAAATCTTTCATGAAAATTCCTTATGCTGTGCCATGGGTTAAAGTTATCTATTGAAATATACGTTTTCCATCGCTTCGGCATCTGCTTCTGTCATGCGATGCGTCGCTTTCTCGAAAAAGTGTGAGAAACACGTATACCGCAGGGCATCCATACAATTTGCCACTAGAATGTTGTTTGCAAAATACTCGTGATGGCTCTCTACGTGAATATTGTACACTTTTTGCGCTGAAATTACATCAGATTTCTTGATACTCTTGATTGTTTTCTCTATGAAGACGTGTTTCTTGGGGGTCGGATAAAAGCCGTATGACATTGTTAACTTGTCGCCTATGGTCAACGTGTCAGCTTCTTTCCATCCGTTTGACGTGTAAAACTTGTGATCTATAGTGCATGTTATTGTTGAGCCGTTGATCGTATACTCGTAGACGTCAGCTTCGTGCTCAAATGTTTCTAGAACTGTTTGCAAGCCGTGAGTTGTCCACACTCTATCTCCGACGCTGATCTTTTCTATTTTCACGTGACCTGCTTCTGCGACGACCCGTGTTCCTGCGATAAAACAGTGATCGTTTTGTTTGATCGGCTTGTCTTCGCCACGTGCGGATGCTTTGCCGTCCCAAATGTAGTTAGTAAATTCTTTTATTGTTTCGACGCAGTTCTGGCAGATCTTCAACGTTCCGTTCGTCAATAGTTGCCCTAGGTATCTGATGCCTGGTATCACCTCGTTCTTTGCGTCTCGAATGTTTGTAATGCCATTACGCCTCAACTCTTGCTTAAAAGATGCAGCTGACGGATCTATATATATAGCTGTGATGTGGAAGCCGTCGATGAACTGTATCAGATCATTTGCGTAATCATAATCAGATTTTTGACGCTGTAGCCGTTTGCTGTCGTAATAGTATTCTTTCTCTAGCCACATATTCGGCGATGCCCCTGCGTTATAGCCGACAAGCGTGAAGACGCACGGGTTTGTTGTGCCATAATCTACGCCCATAACGTAATACGTAGCTGTCGATTTGACGTACTGTATCACGTGAATGTCTTCGTCGAAAAAATCATACACTGCGCCGTCTGCTTGTACCCATCTGCCTTCGATGAATCGTTTATACCACAGTCCTTGATATTCTTTTTTTAAAGCGTCCTTGTAATCGGGATCAAGCGATGGGTTATCGTCAATCGTGAAAGAAAATACTTTGCAATTTAGTTCTTTTTCTCTGTCGATTAAATCTGTTTTCACCCAGTGAAACGGCGAGTCGGGGTTCGTCGATGCAAACAAACTTGCCCCTTTGATTGACAGACGTGATAATAACATTTTTACAAAGTTCTCGGGAATTAACGTTAACTCATCTATCAACGCTCCAGCGAATTCAGAGCCTCGAATTTTTGCTTCTGCTCGGTCATCGTTTGCACCGACAACATACATCGTTCTGTCGAACATCTGTACTTCGCCTCTGCCTGCTGAGTAACGAACGGCTGAACCGACTAATTCTTGTAGCGGATTGATAATATTTCTTTTGATTGTCTTGTCAGTGCGACCGATGATAATCAGAGCACCAGGCGCTCCTGACCTACAGAATTCTATCCATCGAATTAATGCAATAAAAGATTTGCCAGCACGAACTGAGCCCTCAAATATGTTGATACGTGCGTTAGACTGCTGAAATGCAATGATTTGCTTATCGCTTAGCTGTTCTATTGTCATTTGTCAATCCGTTTAAGATAAGCTAAATATTTTCATAAATTCATCGCGAATTTCGTTGACAACTGAAAATTCATACGAATACGAGTATTCAAATGAATTTTCTAAATATTCGTCTAAATAATTAATAAATTTAATAATGTTAATTTTTTCATTCATCGTCACCGTGCGTCTTGTACTGATATTGCATTATTTTGTTACATGCAATTTTGCTCACTGCGTGAAAATCTCTCTCACTAGCAGATGCTGCACTGTGCAGTTTACATATAGATAAAATTAGAGCGCTTTGTATGCTTGCAGCGACGTGAGAAATCGGCATAGTTTGCTGATCTCGTGCAAAATCGTTGATTACGTCTAAAAGTTTTGAATGTAAATTCTGTATAGCATCGCTAATCGAATTTTCAAATTGAACTATCATTGATACTCTTTTATTTAGATTTTTTAATTTCTTCAGATTTTTTAATTTCTTCAGATTTTGGAACTTCTAAACGATTTAATTTGTCAAGCAAATTCGCCAACTTCGCATCGAACGCTTGATCGTGCGAAGGATTATCACGTTGGCTAAGTCGTTGCTTACCAAGCCATACGAGCATCGTTTTGTCTTTTTCTCGAGCTAATTCATACTGCGCTTGATGCAAGAAAGTGTTGCCTTCTTCCTTTTTTTTATTAGCAAATTCTGTAAATCCCACCCCGAATTCCTTCTGTACACGATCATAAAACGTCTGATGATGCATGTTAAAACGGGCAGCAACTTGAACGCCTGTACAATTTGCACGTAACAGCTCGCTAGCTAGCTCCCAATCAATTTCTTTCTCTGTTCGACCTGAAAAGCCATGCATCTGAGCTTGAGGTAAAGCGATGCCTGCTTTTTTTACATCATCTAAAAAACGTTGCTTTTCGCTTTTCTTTTTCAAGCCAGCAGGTCGCTTTTCTCGATCGAGGGTGCTTTGTGCTTTTTCAGAATCTAATTTTTTTGCCATTTCATCTCTCTGTATTGTATGTGTTTATACAGTATATAAATATATATCTGCACAGTACGAAATCTACATTTTTCATGCAAGAAAATCTTTCAGCTTTTATTATATAAACATGTTATAACACGATAGTGCATAATCAATGTCAACAACAACAATTAACGTTAACAAACAGAGAATAATATGATCGGAAAAATGGGAGAATAATTGATTGATGACACTTGTGACGCTTGTGACGCTTGTTTTCGTCAACTCGCGATTTTTTCCACGAAACTATCCGTTTTTAGCAAAAACTATAACGACATCACAAGTCTTTCTCAAAATCATCGAAAACTTACGAAATTATTTTGGAATGGAAACAATCTGTCACAAGTGTCACAAGTGTCATATAATATATAATATATTAATAATAAGTAAGTTAAGAATATGAAATCAGTGACACTTCGGTGACACTTGTGACACTTGTGACAGATTGTTTGTGTGGTAAAAAAATATTTAAAAATCAGTGACACTTGTGACGCTTATAAAAAACGAAATGACACTTCAGAAGTCAAAAAAACACTAAGATACTTGCTTTTTTTTAGGAGAAAGAAGAAATGAATAAAATAAAAATAATACGAGAAGCGTTACGCTTGACACAGTCACAGTTTGCATCTATGTTAAACGTGACAATTGCGACGGTAAGCAGGTGGGAAAACTCTCATCGTGCGCCGTCGAAACTAGCAGAAGATAAGATTTTATTTATGCTGCAAAAAATATCGAACACGCAAAAGAAAATCGAACATGCAAAAAAAATCGAACATGAGCCCAGAACCTATTAATTATTTGCTGTCTGAATCTGATGCATACTCAATTGCTGAAGATTTGGACGCAATTATCGACGCTTACCCCGACTTGCACCCGACGCAAGTTTTGTGTTGCTTACAATCTGTTGTGATCGCAAGAATTCGACAATTTCGAGACGCACCCCCATAAAATGCAAAAAACCGAGTTAGACGCTCGGCTTTTTGTCAGAATCTATTCAGATTCACATACATCAGATATGTTAATGTGTATATAACATATTTTGTATATACCATATTTTGTATTTAAAATGCAAAAAACCGAGCTTCTAACTCGGTTTTTTGTCAGAATCTATTCAGATTCACGCATTACGATATGTTAATGTGTATATAACATATTTTGTATATACCATATTTTGTATTTAAAATGGAACTTCTTGTGTAAAAAATTCGTCAGTCGAAGGATTCGAGCTTTGAAATAATTTGATTGCATCTTGAATTTTACGACTGAATTTGTCGGAAATATCTCGATTGTCGAATTTCATGAACGGCAAATAACTTTTTACACCGTCTTTGACAATTTCTTTTGACGGCACATTTACCCATCTTTTCCCATCTTTTTCATACATCGAGCATCCGAAAATCGTTGCTTCGTCGCCGTCGATTGAAACTTTAATGTCTGCAAAACCGAGTAACGAGCCCGCTTTGTGTTCTCTAAAACTTATGCATTTTACCATTATTTCTTTCCTTTTCCTTTTTTACGTTGTTTTCCTGCGACTGATAAAGCAATCGCCACGGCTTGTTTTTGTGGCATCTCAGGATTTGCTTTCATCTCTGTGCTGATATTTTTTGATATTCCTTTTTGCGACTTAGCTTTTTCACACTTCAGTAGTGGCATATTATTCTCCGTATTTTTTGAAAATTGCTATCAAATTAGCGTGTTTAATTGTTGTTATTTTAACTCCATTTTCACTTAACTCGATCATGATTTTTGAATAATCATTGAAATGTTCTTTTGTAATTAAGTTACGAATTTGTGGTATCAACTCTTTTTTTGAACCGCAACACATGCTTTGTTGTTTATCAGTGCTAGC